TTATTATCACTACCACAATAGTGGCTCTTATAAGTGCGAGTCACATAGTCTTTAATATCATCAAGAATTTTATCTTCGTTATATTTCCAGAGATGATTAGTAGGTTCAGTCATTTTGTTTGCAATCACAAATTCAAGGTCACTGTGTCCCCAAGGACGCATACCGTCGTCAATGGGAGTTTTTTCAATTACAATTTGATCATCACTATTTGTTGACATAGTAAATTGATGTTCAGAATAGGGATACTCGTCCATAATAAAAGGGAAGGCGCATTTTTACCTTCCCCAATTATATCAGAACGGAGCCTCTTGGTCAACTTGTTCGGTAGGGAGTTGGAAGTCTGCATCCACCTTGTCATACAGTTCCAGGAAGGACTGTTTGGTTTCGTCATCGAAACGGTTGACGCAAACTTGGATCGCTTTGGCCTTGTCACCAAAGATACTGTAAGCACGGACGATGTGAACGAGACGACGGGTAGAAATCACTTCCTCAATACCACCATCATAGAAGGTCTTACGGATGATGTCAGCCCAGTCACAAAGACGCTTACAGAAGTCGGAGTCATCAACACCCAGAGTTTGTGCAACTTTATCAAGGATCTTGACTTCATTTGCAACAGAGGGATATTCCTGTTCGAAAGTCACAGGGAATCGTTCAAGGAAAGCTTCGTTCAGAACATTAGTCCCGATGAAACGACCGTCATCAGAACCTTTGCCCTTGGTGTTTGCGGTTGCAATCACGTTGAAACCAGGAGCAGGTTTGACAAAACGACCAATCTTCTTCAAGAAGACACCTTTTCCTTCGAGGATCGATTGAAGGCAAAGAATCTTGTTGGAAGCCAGGTCAATCTCGTCAAGCAGTAGAATCGCACCGCGCTCCAAGGCTTCGACGACCGGACCATTGTGCCAAGCGGTTTCACCGTTGACAAGACGGAATCCACCAATGAGATCATCTTCATCAGTCTCAATAGTAATGTTTACACGAATCAGTTCCCGACCCAGTTGAGCACAAGACTGTTCCACGCCGAAAGTTTTCCCGTTACCGCTAAGACCAGTGATAAAGGTAGGGTAAAACAGACGACTGGAAATAATCTTTTTAATGTCCTTAAAATTACCAAACTGGACAAAGGTATCATCTTTTTCAGGAATAAGATTTTGATGCACAGAAGCAATCACTGCAGGAGAATTATAGGATACTTCCAAATCTTGGATGGTCTCTTTCGTTACTTCAAGATTCCAACGACCACGGGAAACCTTGTAGGAATCCAGACGACGAGTGACCGTAGGATAGGAGAGGTCATTCAAAGCACAATAAGCTTTGACATCTCCAGAAGTAATTTCAGATCCATAAGAAGATTTGAGACCCTCAAGGATTTGATCATCAGTCATCTTGGAACGAGGCATTGTGTTGTGTGTTTTTCAACTGAAGATATAATACGACAAAAAAAAGGGGCTTGGAAGCCCCTTTGTGCAAGTTGTTCAAGTGTCCTCAGTCTCTTGCAGAATCGTACTTCTCTCTAGCTTTGGATTCTTTCTTTTCTTTTTCGGTAAATCCGTGTTTCGCAACACGTTCATTATGTTTCTTGATTCTCTCTTGATTCAATTCACCTTCGGTCTGTTTACGACCTTTTTCCTTTTTCTCTTGGCGAGAACCAGGATATTCCTTACGGAATTTACTGGTGATACCCTGATACTTGTCAGATCTTTCATATTCGCCAACCTTTTTCCCCTTCTCTTCAACTTCAGGGTCACGAGGTCTACGAGATCCCTCTACGATTTCTTCAAACCAAGATTCACTCATGTTAAGAATGATTTTATCAGCAGATTCTTCAGAAGAAGCAAAACCCTCGTCAAGGAGATATGACAAAACAGTTTGATATGTTTCTACAGACTCTTGACGAAGTTTTTCTTCTAACTTTTGTTGTTTTTCTAAAGCTCTTCTTTGAAGGGTATCCATTTTACAAAATACTTTTTAAGTATTTAGATCAACCAGCTGCTAGTGGAGAATCTCCAGATGCAGCAGGAACTTCTGCGGATACTTCTGGTTCAACAGCAGGAGTTTCTTCTACTGGAGGAGCTGCAACTGGTTCAGCAGGAACAGAAGGTGCTACAGCAGGTGCTGGAGCTGCAGGTGCTGCAGGAGCTGGTGCATTACCACCTAGTAGATCTCTAAGTCTTCCCATTTTTTTTAAAAAAAATACTCCAAGTATTTATCAGGCAACCAAGTCAATGAACTCCCCAAGGATCTTCTTGTTCATCTTCTTACCCTTCAGAGACTTTGCAAACGCAGACTTGATTTGAGTCTTCGTTGCATCATCTGCAACTTCAAACTCAGTATCCTGAGAAAGAGCTGCGGAAGAAAGTCCGAAGTAAGTGTGATAACCAGACTTTTTGATGGAGAAAGACTTGGTTTTCTTCCAGTCAGAAGTAACTTTATCCAATTCATTACCAGAATAACCATAGTAACGACGGATGAAACTGTTTGCATCACGAGACTCAAGAACTCGCATACCAATAAAATTCACTTCGGGAAAACGATCACGGAGATTGCAAAGGAGAACATCACTGAACTCATGATACTCGTGACCAAATTTGTAGGTGTTGCCAGTCTTACGATCCCGAAGGAAAGAATTGTAACCATCAATGCGGTTCAGACCAATATAAACTTCATCGGTCTCATAGCTCAAACGACCTTTGAACTCTTTGTGATACTTCAGAGGAGGAGCTTCACCATCGGTCAGAACAACACACTGAACCTTCTGGAGTTTGTTCTCCTTCTGGAACTTAGGAAGAATCTGATGCAGAGAAATCAGAGCTTCGTTCAGAGGAGTTCCAGAAAGAGACAAACGACTGGGGTGTTGATAGATGGGAACGTTATTGTAATTTGCAGAGAACTCACAAGCAATCCTCCAGATGTTGATCATCTGTTGTTCAAGAACGCGATTGTTAGTCTTACTGGTGAACAAATTCATCAGACAGAAACTTTCATCAACTTGTGCAAGACCATGTTTCTTGGTGTAGTGGGGATCCATCTGAATCCACTTACCATTTTCATCATATTGATTCCGACGCCATTCATGAGTGAATGCATAAACCTCAAAAGGAATCGTAACTTTCTTACAGAACCACATCAGGTTATAAAGTTGTTTGACAGTATCCTGCATCACACGGGACATGGAACCAGACCAGTCTAGAACAAATACCAGACCGTGATTCTTACCATCAGAGAGAGTAGTGACCTTCTTGAAAAGATCTTCGTTATACTTGTAGGAATGTAGTTTGGTGCAGTCCAAAACACCAGTGCGAGAAGTGGTTGCACGAGCATAAGAATCTGCAGCTTTCTTACACTCAAACTCTTTGACCAGATAGTTAACTTCCTTCTGTGCAGAACGTTTGAACTGAACAAACTCTTTATCAACTTCACCAAAGATATTCTCCTGAGGCATTTTTTCTTCCGTCAGTTTCCACCAACGATCAATCTCCGCATGAACCTCAGAGTTGGAACCGATGACAGTATCAAGATTTACCTTGGGAAGTTCAACGTAGATATTCTCATACGAATCATTCTTCACCAGATCTCGGATAGCTTCTTCAAGATTATCCGCAGTGCGAACTTCGGGGTCATGAGTCTCGCCACCCTGGTTTGAACCAGTATTGGAGGGTTTATCCGATTCACCCTCGGACTGATCGCCAGAGGACGCCTGGCCACCCTCTCCAGACTCTTCAGGGGAATCCTCGTCAAGAGATTGATCTGCGGACTCACCAGGATCAGAACCACCCGCATTACTCTCGTGATTGTCCATGGAACCAACCTTAGTCTGTTCTTGTTCTTCACCTTTGCAGTATTTGTAGAGTTCTTCTGCTGCAATGATCACATCAGCAAAAGTCTCGCAGGAAGCGATCATCTTGACAATCTCCGTTTCCTTTTCGGTAAAGGAGATGTTCAGATAGTTACCAACCTTGAAGAAAAGGTTTGCACGGTCAGCCAGATTGAAAGTAGAAATATCCTCGTCTTTGATTTGGAAGAAGTCCTCGTCATGAAGTTCCTGATAACCACCATAGAAACACTTATTGAGTCCAGCATACCGACGCTTCATCAGTTTCTCAATACGAGCATCCTCAACCACATTCACAAACTGATGGGGAATATGTTTAGGGAGATCCTCATTCGGAGTATAGAGTGCATGACCAACTTCATGACCCACGAGCATATCGTAAACCACACTGGAAGCCTTCTCCCACATCGGAAGAATCAGAACACGAGTATCCACATTGAACGATGCAGTGGAGACGTTCTTGTGTTCCACAACCAGATCTTCAGTTGCGAGGAGACGGGCAAGGTTGCCCTTGACTTCGTGGTTAATAGAC